AAGGCCGCACTACGCGCGTTGGTGAAGAGCTGGATTCTCGACATCAAAGGATCGGGTGTACGCATTAACTTACTCAGCCCCGGGCCGGTGGACACCCCGTCCCTACGGGCCGTGCTTGGTGAAAACGCGCCACAGGTAATCGACTTGCTAAATGAGAAGAGCACCCTCGGCCGGATCGGCCAGGCACACGAGATCGGCCAAGCTGCGCTCTTTCTGGCGAGCGAGGCGTCGAGCTATGTCAACGGTGCCGAGCTGTTCGCCGACGGTGGAGCTTCTCAGGTTTGAACGTACATGGATCGGTCGACTCGCCAAATGCTGACCTTCCGCTGAACGACGACAATGCCTTAACTGGCAATCCGCAACGGGAAATATCATTCGCTTATATCTGACGAGCGCAACCATCCTGCCGAGTGAATCGGGGATGCAAGGAGTTACCAAATGAGTAAGTTTGCTGGATCACTAATCGATCATGTGGGCATTGGTGTCTCGGACATTTTGCACGCTCGCGCCTTTTACGAGCGGTCGCTCGAGCCGTTAGGGATCACATTGCTAATGAGCATCGAAACGGACCATCCGCATTCGACGCCTCGCAGACTGGGGTTCGGCTCCGCAGGCAAGCCATTCCTGTGGCTGCACGATGCACCAGTTCCCAGCTACGGGGCTCATATCGCGCTGCTGGCGCAGAGTCATGGGGCCGTCGACGCATTCCATGCGGCTGCCATCGCCGTTGGCGGACAGGACAATGGCGCACCAGGGATCAGGCCTCAGTACCACTCCGATTATTACGCGGCCTATGTACTGGGCCCTGATGGAGTGAATCTGGAGTGTGTTTGCCAACTGACGCCTTAGGTGCCAGGACGCTCATTATGTACCTGTCGGGTGGCATTCTTCCTCAGATTTTCAACCGCATCGAGCTGTCAGCCAATGGAAGTTTTTCCAGAATTGAATGTGTTCCTCTTTAGCCATGGCGCAGTTCTGATAACAGATAGCAGCGCCAACTCAAGATGTCTCGTGGCACGGCTGTAATCCTGAGGCTCCTTTTCTGGCCTGGTGCTAAATGGCTGCTCCTGGCCGAAGGCAGCCTTTCGCGAATGGCAGCTATTGGCCGTTAGGAGCCGGTCTCGACCGTTCGCTTTCGGCCAAAAGACACCAAGCCGGATTCGGCCTTCCTGCCCAGTAGTCGTCATCCTGCTCAGACATGGCAGCTCTCGTTCAACACGAGTCCGAAGTCATCATTGGACACTTGGGCGGCTTCGTTAAGCCGCTGTCGCAGCGCAGCGGTCAGCTGTCTCTCCACTTCCCATGGATCCGACAGTGCGGCGAGCTGTGGAGCCAATTGAGGCGACAAGCTCATCAGCGATTGGTTGGGCGAACGTGCCGTTTCATACGCAGCCTTCTGCAGGAAGCTGATCTCGACCAGTTCACCCTGCGCCTTACGAAACTCCATCTCAGCCATCCGCGCCAGGTAATGCTCGCGATGTGCACGCGCTTTCTAAAAGTCCGGAGTCTGCCCCTGAACAGGGTCAACGGGCGGCGGCGCAGCCATGTTAGTCGGCTCGGATTGGGCTGCGACGTGACTGTACACATCACGCTGAAGCCGCTCCTGTTGGTGGCGAGCAGCGACGGCAGCCTTGCTTGGGTCGGCGGTATCGCGGATCAACGCTTCGGTAGCCAGCACGTCGACCTGCTTGCCATTGGATGATAGAACCAGGCGGCCATTCTCTTTCAACCAGGTGATGTAGCTCGGTGATCGGCCGATGTGCGCAGCGAAGGCGCTCTTGGACAGGTATGTGGCTGCGGTCATAAGCCCTTCTTTTCAGCGGCTTTTCAATGAATCCTTTCAAGATTTCAATGGATTGAAATTTCAGTAAGCTGGCAGACCTCCCACTAACACAATCCCGCGGGTTTCCGGCCCCGTACCCTTCGAAAGTCCCCAGGGTCCCCGGCGGTTTTCTGCCCGGCCCGGTCGGTCGAGCCGGAATCCGAGTGCCATGCCCAGCCCCAATTCTGTTGGAAAGACGGACATCCCTGCGAAGGTTTCAGCTAGAGAGAATCCGCGAGTTCGCTAACCCGTGTAGGGGGCGGCCCTCGGGGAGGACCCGTGAAATCTGCCCCCCAACCCGGCCTGCCCGACTCATGCCTTCGGCTCGGCCTCGCTCAGGTCCAGCCGCTTGGCCACCCAGCGTTCGTACAAGCCGATGGCGACATCCGCGCCGGCCATCGCGGTCAGGCAACCCAAGGCGCCCGCTGTCCAGATCGACAGGCCCGCGCCGAACAACAACATCATCGCCGACACGCCGCAAACGATGCAGGCACCGGACCGAAGTGCTAGCCGGCGCAGTAACGCCCAGCCTCGCGCCCCGTCCTTGTCAGCGCGCCACATCTCGCCGGATACGCCCCCCACCAATGACAGGGCAATCACCAACCAGATCGGCATCTCTGCCAGCACCTGCTGCTCGTTCGTCATGACCCTGCCCCTTAAACAAAAAGACCCGGCGCCATGGCCGGGTCTGGTGGTGGGTGGCCTGCCGCGCTTGGTGGTCGCACCCATCGAAGATGGCCCCTTTTTACAGCTCGATTCTGCTGGCAGCAAGACCGGTTTAATGCCATCCGGTGAATGCGTGGGTCACGCCCGGTGAACGGCTGGCGAATGTCGGTGAAGATCTCAACCCGGCTGGCTTTTGCTTCTGGTGTCTCGGCGGCGTCCCATGTGTCCCACCTCTCTAAAACAAGGTGGGACGTCTGAACACCCCGCAGATTGGGGCGTTGCCCCGCCGTCCTACTTTCTTTCTCTTTTCTCGTGTATAGAGAGAATATTTAAAAACACGCGTGCGCGTGAACGCGCGTACCTATGCCCGCTACGCACACACGGGTGGGAGGCAAAACAGGTGGGACGGCGGGACAGCCCAACAAAAACGGGGCCTGCGCCCGTCCCATGACTGCAAAAGCAGTAGGACGGACGCAGGCCGGTGGGACGGCGTAAGGCAGAGGGGTGCCCACGATCAAGCGGCTTCCCCCAGGAGGAAGTGCTCGACCACGATGTGGGCGTCATGCAAGCGTTGGTAGTAGACGTTGCGTGTGCAGCCACTACGCGTCAGACGTGCAGCCAGGGGCGCATCCGGCTGGAAGTAATGCACCTTGACCACCTTCATCAGCTCGGGGTCGAGGCGTTTCTTGACGATGCGCTCGATGTCCAGTGAGGCTTCCAGCGGCACCCTGCTCCCGCGCCTGCCGCGCACCAGCTGGCCACCGCTCTCCATCATCATCGCGACCATGTTGCCGCCCGAGTAACCGGCAGCTACCTCGTCGCTGTGCAGCTCCTGCGCCCATTGTTTGAGAGCCATGTCGATCGCTTTAATCATCGAAGCACGGCTCCTCAAACGCAGGTTGCTCCAGCGCAGGCGCCCTGCCCCAGTGCTCAGGTTTCTTGTACGCCCAGGGCCGCTGACCACTCTTGTTCAACGCGCCGAGACGGAAGCGTCGCCAGCCGAGCCGGTGCAGGATCGCGCCGACGCGCATCTGCTCCGGTTTGCCCCAATGACCGGGATCGAGTTTGAGCGCCTGATTCATCACCTCGCTGCCGGTGGTGGTCTCGCCGATCTGCGACTCTTCAAGCCAGTTCAGGATCGGTGTTTCCCATTCGTCCACCACAAAGCGTTCATCCTGTTCCTCGCTGAACATCGGCGCTTCCTCTCTTGTCACCCACCAGAGGTCGCCGGCCTCAAAGCAGAACACCGCTTCGGCCCACAGCTGGTCGCGGATCTCGCGCAGCAACGGCACATCGACCTTGGTACAGGCGACCGGCCAATAACGACGGTTGCCGGTGGCGTCCTTGAGGTACTCGTCCTGGTTGGTAGTACCGACGAAAACACACTGGCGTGGCACGTCCAGGGTTCTGCGGCCATAGCTTTCGCGATAGGTGTCGGTCGAGGCGGAGAAGAACTGCTTGGCCTTGGTGCTCTCGGCCTTGTTGAAGCTGTCCAGCTCGCCGAGCTCGACGATCCACTTGCCCCGGATTGCCTGAAAGCCGTCCTTGTCGCCGAGGGAAAACGGCGTGTCCATGAACCACTCACCGCCGAGCACACTCATCGCGGTCGACTTACCGGCGCCCTGTACCCCTTCGAGGATCATCACCGAGTCCGCCTTGCAGCCCGGCTTCATTACCCGTGCCACGGCCGAGATCATCCAGCGCTTGCCGACCTTGGAGGTGTAATCGGTTGCCTTCACCCCCATGACATCCGTCAGCCAACTCTCCAGGCGCGGCACACGATCCCATTGGAGTTTTTTCAGGTACTCACGCACCGGGTGAAACGCGTGGTCGTGGGCCACGACGCTGACCGCTTCGATTACGTGCGAGGACTTCACTCGCAGGTTGTATTGCTGCGCGAGCCACTTCATGACGCGCACATCATCAATGTCGGCCCACTCGCCGGTGCCTCCGCCATAAGGCGCCGCACGCAGCTTGACGATCTTCGAGCTGAAGGCGCAGTAGCTGATCACCCCGGCCCAGCGTTCATCGTGAGCGAGGATCAGTTCGACGTTCTGCATGTGCGCGATCAGGGCGCCGCTTTCACTGCGGGCGAGTTGATCTTTCCAGCCACCGGCAGCGGGCGGACGGACCACCGCGAGGACTTGTCGACGCACCGCGTCGAGGCCTTCGGCGACGTGCAGGTCGTTGAAATCGGTCCACTTGTCATGACGCTCGACCGCGAAGATCGGCGCAACGACCTGGGCACCAACGATCAGCGCGGCGTTGCTGGCCTTCTCTTCGCCGGGGTTCCAGGCATCACCGTTGGGCTTGGTGGTTTTCCAGTCGTCATCGCGGCAGATGATCAGCGGGCAACCCGCAAAGCGCTCGCGCATGACCTTGCACACTGCTAGCAGGTTGCCCGCATCGAAGGCCACGGCCACAGCGAGCGACGTCGCCATGTGCAGGCTGGCGCCGGTGGCGTAACCCTCACAAACCAGCACCGGTTCGCCCGGTACCGGATGCGGACCGAGCAGGTGAAAGGTGCCCTCCTTCGCCATGCCGTAGGGCCAGTAGGATTTGTCGCGGCTGGTGTCTTCCTGCTTGTTCGGGAAGATCACCTGCAAGCCCATGATCTGATCACGGGCGTTCTTCATTGGGACCAACACGGCACCGGTGCGCGGCGCGTAACGCACGTTGATGCCAACGATCTGTTTGCGGTCCAGGTAATCGCTGCGCCCGGTGGTCGGCATGCGCTCGAACAAACCCTGCGCCCTTTTCGCGGCCCGCCGTGCAGCGTTACTCGCGATTTCGGCGGCGCGGCGCTTGGCTTCTTCCTGACGGGCGCGCATCACTTCGCGTTCTTCCGGCGACATGCGGCCGGCCTTGACCTTGATCTTCTGCGTCTCCCCCGAACGCCAATCACCGAAGGCGCCGAAGATCAGCGTGTCGCCCTTCGCCGTGCGCTGCTCGTGCACCACGTACCAGCCATTCTTTTCTTTGCCCTTGTCCTGCGAAGTCTTGCAGCGGGTCAGCTTGCCGAACACCAGCGGTTGCGCTGGCTCCAGACCGTAATCGGCGAATTGCCCCAACACTTCATCGAGCATGCTGAATCCCCCGCTCAGAGAGGGATTGGCAGCTGATGCACTGCGAGCAACCCGGTGAGGCCAGGCGACGGGCTTCCGGAATCGGATCGTCACAGGCTTCACAGAACAGCAAGGAATGAGCAGCGCTTTCGGCTTTGGCAGCGCTGCGCGCGGCCATGGCCTGATCGATACGTTCCTGCACCAAGTCATTGGCGAAATCGGCGATGTCAGCCACGGTCAGCACCTCGCGTCGTCTGGTTGACGTAGGTGGCGCGGTTGAACAACCCGAGCAGCCCTTGAATGCCCCGGAACACCTGCAGGCGAATCGCCGCGAGTTCCTGATCGGTGACGACACCGTCGCCGATGCTCTTGGCCCAGGTCTCGGCCAGATCCGCGACTTGGCGGAAGTAATCGGCCATACCCGTGGTCAGGGTTTCAGGCATGTCGTTGGTGTAGGTGTCGGCAAGCTCCTGCCAGATCGTATCGCCGACCAGCGCATGCACCGCATCGAGAATGCGGCGATCCTTGGTCAGTTCGAGGATCTCGCCGAACTCCTGAATGTTGATGGAGTGGCTCGGGTGGGTCGGCGACAGTTTGTGCTGCAGCGTGGTCGGGTTACGACCGGTTGTAGCAGCGATGGCAGCAGCGCCGCCCGGGTAATCGCGAGCGGCGTGGTACAGCGCTAAATCGAGCGGCAGGATTTCCCGCTGCGCCCGTTCCAGAGAACTGAGAGCGATTCGGCTCATGGCATTAATCCTAAAAGTTGCCAGTGCCGCGCGACAGACGTTGGTGATACATTTGTCGCGTGGCTTGGTATGGCCCAAACGCCGGGAACCCTTGCAGGGGATGACCGGCACTGTGCCGGGGCGAACAATCCGTTGTTCACCCCTGGCGCAACAGCTGCCAGCTCTGTGGTAAGAACGGCAGCAACACCAAGGCTTCCGAGCCTTGGAAACGCGATGAAGGTCGGCGGCATGTGGTGTGCTCGCCTTTCGACATCGCGACCCGACAGCATGTGGTGATGCTGTCGGGAGAAACTGGGCGACCCTTGGGTCGCCTTTTTTCTTAGAAATTAAGCAGCAATCGATGACACTGTTGGAACCGGGAACAATTCAGGAAGATCAGGACGTAGCTCGTAGGCTTGAATCTGTCCCTTCGAAATACGCACAACGTCATGTACGCGTCCGACTGGAATCCCTCGCCTTTTCCATTGAGAAACGGCCATAGGACTGACACCCAATTCAGACGCGAGCGCCTTACCGCCTCCCGCTATGTCAATCGCTCGTTGCAATGCAGAAATCTTAGTAGACATTCCGTATACCCGAATCAAACACAAATACACATTACGTTTATTTAAACGTCTTGTCTACCCCGGTAAACTTTCAGTTTATGAATAACTCAGGAAAGCGCCTGCGATCTCATCTTGACGCAGCGGGCATACCGTACAAAGACTTTGCCGCATCGATTGGTGTGGAGCCTCAACACGTCAATCATTGGTTCAATCGCGGAATTCCTAAAGCAAGAATTTTCACGGTCGCCGACGTGTTAGGCGTTAACCCACGATGGCTAGCAGCTGAGGGAGAGGACGCTGACGACGCAAAGCATCCGATCAATCAGCGTTCAGCTAATTCCAAGCCTTTTCACGATGAAGATCTTTCACCGGTTTACTTGGAGCCAATAGCTCCTTGGGATGACGACACCCCCCTCGACGACGATGAGGTCGAACTGAAGTTGTATAAGGAAGTAGAGCTATCCTCGGGGCATGGACGTACCGCCGTTCAAGAAATTGACGGCCCAAAACTGAGATTTTCAAGACATACAATGCGCATGTGCGGCGTGGATCCGTCCCAAGCTGTTTTTGCAACCAACGCGGGCAACAGTAATCATCCGCTCATACTTCATGGCGCGACCGTAGGTGTAGACAAAGGCATGACCCGCATCATTGATGGGGAGATTTATGCGATTGATCACGACGGCTTACTGAGAGTGAAATTCCTAGAGCGATTACCCGGAGGCGGGCTTCGCATGCGTAGCTATAACCAGGTAGATTTCAAAGACGAAGATTTCGACTTTGATCAGGTCATGCAGCAGAGAATAGTCATTCTTGGTAGGGTGTTCTGGTGGTCGACAATACGGCCGCTTCGCGCCAACCCACTCCTATAAACAAAATAAACATTTAAATTGACGAAAAAATAAACATTGCGTTTAATTGCTTCACTCCCGTCCACAGAGTGAGGCAATACCTATGCGCACCACCGCATCTCTGCACATCCATCCGGCATGTGTTAGCAACCGCAAATTGATCGAACAGCTGCAGCTCGCCACGGGCTGCCTGGTCGTCATTCATAACAGCAAGCCGAAGCTTGTTGCCAAGCCCTACCCCCACTCGCCTATCGATCCGAACGGTGGAGGGCGCGCGGCATGATCAAGTACAAGATCGACAACCGCACCCTGCAGTTGCTCAACGCCCAAGTCAACCTGAGCGAGACCTTCAACCACGTCCTGCGCACAGTGCCGAAGCGTGAATGCCTGGCATTCCGTCTCAAGGCCGAACGCGGCCCCGTGGAAAGCACTTTTGTCATCGAGCTGGCCAGTGAACGCCACACGCTGATCCTGCCGAACGACAAGAAGATGCACCTCAAGCTGGCCGACTTCATCGAGGAGATCGCCAACGGCCCGCTTGATCCGAGCAGCACCAGCGACCGGGTGCATCGCGCGCATTCCGATCGCCAATACGGACGCTTCGACGTCCAGGACAAGCAGCGGGTATTCGAGCTGATTCGCACCGGCGGCGTGCTTAGCCTCGACATGGGCTTCGATCTGCCGCTGCACGTCGCTGTTCATCGCCCGCACACCCTCTCCTGCATCACCGCCATCCTCAGCATCGGCAGGAAGAGCCCGCGCACCCGGTGTTTTACCGCGTGCGGTACCGATGTAGAAATCTACGGCAAGGTCAGCGAATCCATCAGCCAAATTGCGGCAGCGGCCACTCCTGCCGCACACGCAGCTTAAGGAGGCGCCATGGAACGCACCCTCGCCCAAACAGCTGCTCATCTCGGCCTGACCCGTCCCAAGCTCATCGCCCGTATGCGCGAAAAGGGTTTGCTCAAGGGAAACCTGCCGGCGAACCCGAAGCGCGACAAAGCGTACCTGCGGGTCAAGGACAGTCCCTGGTATGACGAGAAACACGGAATGCAGTACAGCCAGTCGACTCGGGTGAAGCAGGCCGGTATCCGTTGGCTGGCCGAGCAGTTGGACATCGATCTTCCTGCCATCCCGGCAGACCGCCGTGACGTGGCCTAGGGAGTACGCCCGCCAGATTGTTGCTATGCGCACACGCGAGGAGCGCAACGCCGCGCTCCTCGAAGTGCCCGAACATCTGCGCGAGCTGACTAAACGCCATTGCCTGAATGCCTGGAACCACCCGGCCCGAAAACAACTCAAGGAGGCTCGACAAGGCCATGAGTAACGCCACGCAGAATCCGCTTCGCCTTCATCCGGCGCCCGAATCGACCACCGTCGAAATGCTCTATCGCACTTTTGGGAATGTACTGATCCCACTGGAAAAAATACGGGAAGCCTATTTTCGCAACCTGAACTCACAGCTGTTCGTGACTGAGATCTACAACGGCCGGATTCAGCTTCCGATCACCACGATCGACGCCAGTCGCAAGGCACTCAAATACGTCCACATACGGCACATGGCCTCGTTGATCGACATCTGCGCCTACAAGGCTGATGAGGACATGCAGCGACAGCAGGACGACCAACGCGATGCTGCACCCACACCACTGACGGCAGTTACCACCAGCCAACGACAACCCCAGGAGCACACCAAATGATGACTCCAGTACAAACAGTTGCACTCGTTATCTTGATCGGTATGGCGGCCCTCCTGGTATGGAGCGGTTACATCATGGGCCGCAGAGATGGTCTTGAGACCGGCCTGCGCGAGGGTGAAGACATTCAACGCGCCGTAAGTGCTAAAACCATCCGCGAGCTTCGAGCCTCGCTGCAATTCATTAGCGCAGATCACACGCGCTTGGCACACACCTGCCAACGATTTGAAGCATGTCCACTCTTCGGCCCGGCCGAGCACCAGACACTGGTCGATATCGGCGAGCTGCTGCGGATCGCCGCTGAGACCTTCAGCGCCTTTCGTCCCGGTAAGAAGCTTGAGCGCGACGCCAGATCTCTACGAGATCAAGCACTTCAAATGGCAGAACGCCTAGTAACGGAAAAAGGCCCCGATGACGTGAAAGGCATTCAGCCAAAAGGAGTTAAAGCATGAGCGCCGCAGAAAAAATTGATTTCCACATCACGCCAGGCGCTTGGTTTCGCCAAGATCTACTGTATCCAGTTTTTGGATTAAGCACGGAAGCGGTTCGTAAGTACCGTTCCCGCGGGATCTGGCTAGAAGGGAAACACTATCGAACGGACCCTGCGAACGTGCTTGTTTATAACAAAGAGGCGATTGAAAAGTGGATGGCAGGCCAACCATGACTGACAAGATGCCCACAGGCGTCGAGATGAATGGCAAGCAATTACGCATCTGGTTCATATTCAACGGCCAACGTTGCCGAGAGCCTCTCGAAGGAATTTCGAAAGTAAACAAAGCCGCAATTGCTTACGCCGACAACAAAAGACGCACCATCCTGGCGGAAATTAAAGAAGGCCGCTTCGATTATGCGGCTCACTTCCCCAACTCACCAAGGGCGGCCATGTTTACGGGCACTGGTGGCCCCTCCCTAAAGCGTACAGTCAAAGAAGGTATCGATCGATGGCTGGAAGTTCAAAGGGCGCTTAAAGCATCGAGCACCGTCGTTAACTATGTCAGCAAGGCCAAGCACGTCGAAAATAAATTTGGCAAACGCCGAATAGTCGACATCAGCAAGAGCGATGTAGAGCTATTCCAAGCGCAACTGCTGAAGCAAGGGCTATCCCCCAAGACAGTAAATGACATCTTCACCGTCGTTCGTGGCGTTTGGGCTGACGCGTTTGGCGACGGCATTTTGAAAGCCAACCCATTGGATCGTATCAGCAACGTCGGTTCGGACGTAGACCTCGAGCACGCCGATCCCTTCAGTCGCACCGAGATCGAGTTGATCGGCAAAGCGGACCCGGACAGACGACCTGACGCTAGGATGATCGAGTTCAACTGCTGGGCCGGACTATCGCTATCCGAACTCATTGCACTCGCGGTCGAGGACATCGATCTCGATGCCGGCCTAGTGCAGGTTCGTCGTGCGCTGGTCGTGGGCGAGTTCAAAGTCCCCAAAGAGCGCTCCCGGGTAAGGGTGATTGAGATGATAGATCCTGCGATGGCCCTGATGCGAGAGATCGTAGCTGCTGCCAAGGAGGTCCCCGCTGAAGAGATCACCGTTATCCAGCGTGACAACATCTCATCGAAGAAGATGAAAGTCAGGTTTCTTTTCCGCAGTTCCACAAGCGGGCTGCTATGGAGCGGAAAGACCTTGAGCAACTGGTTCACGGCTCACCTGAAAAAGGCAGAGGTCCGACACCGAGGCGCTAACCAATGCCGTCATACCTTCGCTAGCCAGATGCTGTCGAGCTATGTACCGGTGGAATGGGTAGCGAGGCAGCTTGGACACGCTGATACAACGATGGTGAAAAAACATTATGGGAGGTGGATACCCAAAGACACCAAGAGCATGGCCAGTGTCGTGTCAAAAATGCTGGGGTTTAGAACGGACTAGGGCGGCATCACGGGCAACGTTTATGCCCTAGAAATGCCCTAAACTGATCGACAGAAACGAAAAAGCCCCTGTAATCATCAATAATTACAGGGGCTTAATCTTATTCAATAATGGCGGAGAGATAGGGATTCGAACCCTAGGTACCGGTGAAGGTACAACGGATTTCGAATCCGTCCCATTCGGCCACTCTGGCATCTCTCCAACGGCGCGCATCATAACAACACTTTCGT